GGACCAGCAGGACCTAGTGGACCTCCTGGAGCAGGAAACCCTGGTAATCAAGGACCAAGTGGACCAGCAGGACCTAGTGGACCTCCTGGAGCAGGAAACCCTGGTAATCAAGGACCACAAGGGGCTACAGGACCCACAGGTCCAAGTGGACCTCCTGGAGCAGGAAACCCTGGTAATCAAGGACCAAGTGGACCATCAGGACCAAGTGGACCATCAGGACCAAGTGGACCATCAGGACCACGTGGCCCCACAGGATCCACAGGTGCTACAGGTGCAACTGGACCAACAGGACCAAGTGGACCATCAGGACCACAGGGAAATCAAGGACCAAGTGGGCCGCAAGGAATTATAGGTAGCGTAACAAACGCAAATGGAACAAGTGGTGTTTTAAGCGGAACTCAGCTACAATTATCAATGACTCAAAACTTGAGCACAGCAGGTAGTCCAAGTTTTGTGAATGTAACTGCGACATCAGATATTAGAACAAAATTAAATATTACCACTTTAGATAATGCACTGGATACTGTGCTAAAACTAAGAGGTGTTTCTTATCTAAGCAAAATAGATAATCAACCTAATATTGGATTAATAGCACAGGAAGTTAGAGATGTATTACCGCATGTAATTAGAATAAATGCAGACGGTATGTTAACTATTTCATACGGCAATATTACTGGCTTATTAATAGAGGCTATAAAAGAACTTAAACATGAAGTAGACACATTGAAGAATAAAATACCTAGTTAACTAATACAATAAATATTATCAACATGTCTTTTACCACCGCCAGTAATTATTACAACAGAGTAGATACAAAATTTCCCGTTAAAGGACAGGATAATGATTCACAGGGGTTCAGGGACAATTGGACTAATTTAGTTAGAGCTATAACTGATATAGACGATAGGACAGATAGTCTAGAAAAGAATGCTGTTTTAGTTGAAAATACAACTACTAATTTCTTAGGAAATACCATAGAAGATGTAAATCTAAGAAATTATTCCAGCGAACTTTATGATAACAGTGAACAATACGGCCGTATTGAAATAGACTATACCTTGGCCAATTATCAAAAAATTGAAGTCCCCCAAGGCGATCATCAACTTGATATTATTAATTGGCCCGGTGCAGGTAAGGTTGGCACACTGACTTTAGAAATTACACCAACAGGCGACGGCACATTAAACTTTATAGATGGTATTAGCCTAGGACCAGAATCTAATCCATTTGCAGTGAGTAACGATGGAACCTATATTTTTGATCTATGGCGCGAAGGAGGTGCCGAAAACTATTTTGTCAAAAATAACAATGCACTAGCTTATAGCACATCTACTACAGGCACCTATGGTATCTTCACCACTTTATATATAGGTGATCTTAATCTAGCCAATAAACGCAATAAATTTACTGTCAACCAAGGGACATTAACCAATTTGGCCACAGTTGTAACACGAACCACCACAACCACTCGTAGAGCCAATCTAGCACTTGTTCCGCATCGCGTTAAAGAATTTATAGATCAGGTAGATACTACTACAACACCTTCAAGCGGTTACGTTGAATTTAAATCTAATACATCTGCATTTACAGAAATTCTTAACAATGCCACTTTTCATGTGCCGGGATCAACTGTAACATTTTATGTAAACACAGCAACTTCCAACACGTTATTTGTAAAAAAATCAAATGGAACAAACTGGAATCTAAGCACCTATGACGGCGTAAATGTTGCAGCAGGTCAATTTGTTACATTCACAAATCCAGCATTTGAACAACAAGATACTGTGGTGGCTATTGCTAAACAATATGCTAATACGTTTACCGGAACTATGACCAACTATATAGGCAATATATATGCTGATAAAAATAGATTAGAAGTTACTTTTGACAATTTTGGAAACAATAATACTAATACATTTGTAGTAACAACACCTGCAGAACATACAGTTTTTAACACAAGCACAGAGTTAATTAGTGCAAAATTTGTTCACGACATTATGCCATATGGCACTGTAATCATGTGGTATGGCAGAATCAGTGAAAAGCCTGAAGGTTGGGAACTTTGTGACGGATCTACCTATGTATTTCCTCCAGGACATGCAAGGGCAGGGGATACATTACTTAAACCAGATCTTAGAAATAGATTCGTTATAGGAGCTAATGCTAATGATGGAACTACAGGTTTGCCTACATCATCTGTTACTGGAATCAGTACTTCTACTGGTGGTTCAGCAGATGCAATAATTCCAAATCACTCACACACAGCATCCGCTACGTTTACAGGTAGTCCATTAGACGATCACAATCACGAAGCAATTGTAAATGACCCCGGACATAATCATAAGTATAGCCAAATCGAAATTATTGGCAACGGAGAACGTGATAATAATCCACAAGCAGGGCTAAATTTTGTAGAAGCATTAACAGAACCCTCCTATACTGGTATCAGTGTAGAAATAGATCCACCATTAGAAAATCTTATACCTAAAGGTGTTGTGTCTGTAACTGTAGATAATCCAACTAATGGAGTAGATACAACAGGCAAAAATATACCTCCATTCTATGCGCTGGTATTCCTAATAAAGGTTACAGGATTTCCCACTAGCATGGCAGTTAATATAAGCTAATGTATCATCCTCTACTAGAAGATCCTAGTAAATTAAAGGACAATGCATTAGAAAACAAAATACTAGATCTTAGCAAAAAATATAATATAGCAGCAAATATGGGGCAAGGACAGGCCTGTCAACATATATTAACTGCCTTAGAAATGTATAGAGAAGAATTAAGCAAAAGGCAACGATCTAATCTAGAAACTGTAATCAAAAAAACAGACAAGGGATTGGATGACCTGATAAATGTAGATTAATATGAATCACTTTATTTGGCCAACCCAATTTGCCTGCACACTATTTTTAGATAACGCTGTTCTTCCAAATAGTTATAACCTACAGCTGGGCATCGAACCGCATGATGAAAAAACCAATGTTACATTGGGCTGCAAAAAAATTAAATTTTTGATAGACAATTTCTTGCACGGTTCAATTTTTATACAAGATAAACACCCTTTATCTAAAATTACAAAAACACTGGATAATACAATAATTGAATTTCCAACTGACCCGTGGGATTATCTTGTAGGCACAGTTTTATTCACAAAGTTTAAAAAAGTTACAGAAAATTATTTTACCATTTTGTTTTTACATATTGACAGTGCAATGGGAGACCATGTACAATACTCAGTAACTGAAGAAAGTAATTTTAAAATAAATCTAGAAGGCGACAAATGGTGGAACAAGAATATACCAAGTTGTGCAGACAAATCAGAATCAAGTTGGGAAAGTCTAAAATTATCCGATACAAGACAATTTGTGCCAAAGATTATTCAAGGTGGTTTGTATAATCAAGATGAGGATTGATCAATTTAATAGATTGTTTTTAACCAAAGAAGAATTATTTGATTATCTATATGAATCAGGTGCTGCTGAAATAGATCAAATTCTGCTAGACGACTCTGATGAAATAAATCGATATAATAAGACCAAATCTAAAAACGGTGATCAGATGCCCAGTCTCTGCATACCAGAAAGCTTAGATATAAGCATAGAAGAATTTGATAAAATTAATCAACAGGCATGGTTTATGCCAAAAAATTACTGTCCTAATCTTATAGAGCAAATTTATACTCAATGTAAAACAGATGAAGAAAAAACAAGGGTGGTAAAAGAGTTACAGTTGTTTGGCAAACACAATATGATAGACCTATTGTTTTATTTGAAATATTTGGTAGATACCATGCGTGATCATAACATAGTATGGGGAGTAGGCAGGGGTAGCAGTGTGGCCAGTTATGTGTTATACTTAATAGGAGTCCATAAGATTGACAGTATTAAATATGATTTAGACATACATGAATTTTTAAAATAGGAGTCTAACATGGTATATAGAACAATGCAAGGACGAATCATTGATATTGAAAAACTAATTCACGAAAATGCACTTACGCCAGCAGTGGGTAATATGCGTGTGAATGCTCGTGGAGATGAAATAGGTCCCGGCGGTCAAATCATAAGAACAAAAGAACAAATTGCTGCTGAATATTACAGAACCAATCCAAAAGGTAACAAAATTAAAGCAGACAGGGCTAAAAAAGAAGAACAGGTCTGTGTTGAACCTGAAGAAGAAGTTAGCGAAAATAAACGTAAAAGAGGAACACATGAAAGTAACAGGAACGATAAAACCACTTCGTGATCGTGTATTTGTAAGCGATATGGAATTTGGTGAGGAACGCACTGGTTCGGGAATTGTTATTCCTGGAGCAGATGGAAAAACACAGGGTATAGTTCCACGTTGGGGTAAAGTATGGGCTGTGGGTCCAGAACAAACAGAAATAAAGATAGGCCAATGGGTTCTCATTGAGCACGGCCGTTGGACTAGGACTGTGGAGTTTGAAGATGATCTGGGGCACATACATGAAATTAGAATGATAGACAATAATGCTATTATTGCTCTATCAGACGAACGCCCTAGTGATGTGGTTAGAGCAGAAGCATAATGGGCTTTAAGAAAAACTGGGATGTAGACAACATATATAATCAAATTAATGCTGCTGCACGGGAAGTCTGTAGCAGATACAATGACGGGTTTTCAGCGTTCTTTTCCAAACAGGATCTGTATCAAATTTATTGGCACCTAGGCGATGTGCTACGTCAATGTCCAAAATTCTCCGGTGAAGATGAATGGCTAAGAGAAGAAGAAAAGAAAAGACTTTTAAAAATACTAAAAGATGAAGTGTGATATTTGTAGGAAAGAATATAGTCTAGACTGTGATTTTCAGCAGGGTCGCTGTCCACATCATCCACCTACAATATCACCGATATTAGTTGACAAATACAAGATGCGATTTTATACTTTAATAAAAAAGTTAATAGGTCGCAAATGATATTCAATAAAATAAAAGAACTTAAGACACAGGGTCTTAAGGTAGGAATAGTATTCTCTACTTTTGATCTGTTTCATGCAGGTCATGTGGCCATGCTATCAGAGGCAAAAAATCACTGTGATTATCTCATATGTGGATTACAAACTGATCCAACTATAGATCGTCCAGATACTAAAAACAAACCAGTTCAAAGTATTGTAGAACGACAGATACAGGTATCTACTAATCGCAATGTGGATGAAGTTGTTGTATATGAGACTGAAAAAGATCTAGAAGACCTATTGCTTATTTTACCTGTAGATGTTAGAATATTAGGTGTTGAATATAAAGATAGAGACTTTACAGGTAAAGATATTTGTCATAAAAGAGGAATAGAAATTGTCTACAACGGGCGTGACCACAGCTTCTCCTCAAGTAGCCTCCGTAAAAGGGTGGCGTGCTCGGAGAGGGATTCCAATAGAAACACTAAGGAACGAAAGGCAGAAAAAGGAAACTAGAATGACAAAATTTAAACGTTGGCTACGCAATTGGCTCAACGATGAAGATAAACAACTACAGATTATTGGTAGAGTTGAGGAAAGCCATGAACTTAACACCGAATCTCCTATGCGCCTTACCATACATAAAGCATTGGGTGGTATAGTTATAGAAACTAGAATTTATGATCCAGTTAAGGATAGAAGTCATCAGAGGCTCCATATTGTGGCACCAGAACAGGATCTAGGACAAAGTATATCACGTATCATCACAATGGAGAGTCTACGTGGCTAAAGAACTATGGGTTGAAAAATATAGACCCAAAACTATAGAGGAGTATGTGTTCCGCGACGTTGCACAAAAACGTCAAGTAGAGACATGGATTAAGGAACGAAGTATTCCACATCTTTTACTGAGTGGTAGTGCTGGCATAGGTAAAACTACATTGGCCAAAGTTCTTATTAATGAATTAGGAATTGAAGATTACGATGTATTAGAAATAAATGCCAGTAGGACTAATTCAGTAGATGATGTGAGAGATAGAATTACCAACTTTGTTCAAATGATTCCTTTTGGTCCCTTCAAAGTTGTATTATTAGATGAAGCAGATTATCTAAGTCCAAACGCACAGGCAGCTCTACGTGGTGTAATGGAAACCTATAGTAATCACAGTAGATTTATTCTTACTTGTAATTATCCAAATAGAATTATTCCTGCAATTCACAGCAGATGCCAAGGATTTCATGTAGATAGAACTGATCAAACAGAATTTACAGCCAGAGTCGCCACTATTCTGGTAGAAGAAAATATCGAATTCGAATTGGACGATTTAGACTCTTATGTTAAGATTACCTATCCAGATCTTCGTAAATGTATTAACCTAGTTCAACAGAATATAAGAGATGCCAAACTGTACACACCGAGTAAAGACGCAGCGGGATCTACTGACTATAAAATAGAAATGGTAGAACTTTTTAAAAAAGGACGTATTCAAGATGCCCGTAAATTACTATGTGGTAAAATACTGCCTGAAGAAATAGAAAGTGTATATACGTGGATGTATCAAAACATAGATCTATTTGGGGAGACAGAAGAACAAAAAGATAGTGCTGTTATTATTATCAAACAGGGTCTGGTAGATCACGCACTAATTGCAGATCCTGAGATTAATTTAGCAGCAACATTAATTAAACTAGCTCGTTTATAAAACCGCACCGCAGTTTGCAGGTCGATTGCAGTACGGTTCATGCTAGTTAATTAACTTGCTCCTAATCAATCTCCTTGTATATTGATAATATTTCTTTAACAACCGGATGTCTTTCTACATCCCTAGTATCGAACCTTGCCATTGCTATCATTCGATAATCACCCCCTTCTTTATATAAGTGGCAAAATTCGGCAAGACCGTTATTATGAGGACGGTCGGCCTGGTTCAAATCTCCTGTGACAACCATTCTAGAATTTTCTCCTAATCTAGTTAACAACATTTTCATCTGTGGCGGTGTGGCATTCTGCATCTCATCTGCTATACAAAATGCGTTCTTAAAGGTTCTTCCTCGCATATAGGCCAAAGGGGATATCTCTACCACACCGTCCTCTAGCATCCCAGCTATCTCTTTAGGATGATAGTATTCTTCAAACACATCGAAAATAGGCCTTGTCCAGGGTTCCATTTTTTGATTTAGTGTTCCAGGTAAAAAACCATGCTCCTCATCTACACTGACTGCTGGTCTAGTAACGATAATTTTGGATATTAGACCATCCTTGAATAACTTTATTGCCATTTGAACAGCCAACATGGTTTTACCCGTGCCAGCAGGTCCTACTGCAAATACTATATATTTTTTAGGATTTTTCAGCAATTCCAAGTATGCTTCCTGGTTTAGGTTCCGAGGAATAATTTGAACTTGACTTTTTCTTTTGAGGTAAGGTTTTATCTGTATAAGATTATTTTGGTCTGGTACCAATCTTGGGTCTCTGGTTAGAGCCATTTCTTTTTCACGTCTTCTTATTTTAGGCAATTTGATCCTCCGAATCATTGAAGATCGACCTGCAAAGTATTTAAAAAGGCTGTAAAAAATACAGCTAAAATAGCATCAAAATGACACATAGGTTATATTAGTATAAATATTCATAAAGAGAAGTAGCATGAATAACCTTGATATCATAGATGTAATTAAAAATCTACAATTCTTAAGTGAAAATAATTCTGCCTTTAAGGTCCTAAAAGACTTTGAACGTGTGTTAGATACACTGGACATTTACGTGTTTAAGAATTGGGAAGAAGGCGAGCTGGTAGAAGGCCCTGTGGTAGACAGGTATACAGTGACCTGTAAATTTATGTGGCCTTACAAAGAAATGCCAGATCCTAAGGGAGGTCTACGTCTACACGATTATGGTTGCCAAGTTACCTATACTAAAACAAATGTATTGCTACCAAGAAAAATTCGAGCACCAGAAGATTTCCGCCCCGGAACCAAAAAAGGCAAAATTGATGCACATCCTGTTTGGACAGTCTCAATCAAAATGCCAAAAAAACTAATGCAAGACGTAGACATTGGATCTGAAAATAAAGAAAATAATCGTATGGCAGAATTTATGAAATATAATACTAAATTAATTGCCAGCGCAGATGAAGCAGCTCAAGAGGCACCGCAAGATGAAACAGCACAGGTTTAATTTAAATGAAAGCCTTAGATCAGGCGACCTAAAGAATTTTGTCAGCGACATTTTCACAGTAGACCAATTCAAAAGCAAAATGGGCGAAGATCAAGATATCGTGGTTCTAGGTTTCAAGGTAAATGAAAAACATCCTGCTATTGACTTAATGGAGTTTATAGAAAAAGGATATAACTTTATCTTAGACGCAGATATGAGTGCTGGCGAAGAATTTGATGGCAAATATCAGGTGTTTGTAGAACTCCAAAGAACTCCGGAGCTTCCTGGGCAATTAGAAGAATTACTAGGCGGCCTAGGACAATTATGTGATTGTAGAGATTGGAAATTTAGATATCAAAAAGCTCAACAAAGTGTATCATTTACAGAAGAATCTGTCCTAGAGCATATTCCAATGACACCAGATGACTATACTAAAAAAATACTAGAAATCAAAACTTTAGATGTACAAGAATTTTTCGACCAAGGTGCTGTTGATCTTGAACTAGACGAAAATAATAACCTAACATTTCACAAACCATATAGTGGATCTATACAGACTAAATTTATCAGTATAGGTGATTATGATGCAGTAAAAAATACTGTTCAAGGAAAATTAAGCCTAGACGAAAGCAGTCAAAGTCAGTGCTTGTTTTTAACCAAGTATCTAGGCAAATATGACATTGATAAAATTGACAACAAGTTTTTAATAAGAAACGGAAGTAGAGCAGTAATTATCGAAAAAGAGAGGTGGTAATATGAGTCAAATACTTTATCTATTAAGTTTTTTGCCTGACTGGTTTTGGGGATTAGTACTAATAGTGGGTATATTAGCTTCATTGGCCAGCTGGGTGTTACGAGTCATTCCATTTGTAAAAAAATACAGCTTACCCTTAAACGTAGCAGGTGTATTGCTCACACTATCAGGCATCTATTATCAAGGTGTAATCGCTAACGAAGAAAAATGGATGCAGCGCATTGACGAACTAGAAGAAGCAGTCAAAGACGCAGAAGCCAAGGCCAAACAGACAAATACCGAAATCCGTACAGAAGTAGTTGAAAAGGTCAAAGTAGTTAAGGAACGTGGTACCAAACAGATCGAATACATAGATCGTGTTGTCAAAGGTGAAACAATTAAAGAAACAGTCATGCAGGACATGAGTCAAGAACAACGTGCAGCCTATGAAAAACAGGTAGATGAGCTACGCAATTCATTAAAGAATTGTCCTGTTCCAAAAATAGTCTTAGACGAACATAACAAAGCAGCTCTTAATCCGTCACCCGCTAAAGGAGAGAAGAAATGAAAAAATTATTAATTCTCACTATAGCAATAACCTTATCAGGTTGTGGAATGTTGACCAGATTTGTTCCTGTTCCTCCTCCACCATTTCCCGAGCCTATCAAGGAACTGACAGAAAAATGTCCAGATCTAAAACAGATAGAAGGCAATGAAGTAGCTATTACAGAACTATTGAAAACAGTAGTGCATAACTACAACCTGTACTATGTTTGCTCATTAAAAAATGATGGTTGGAATGATTGGTATGTAAAACAACGTGACATTTATGAAAGTAAGTTAAGAAAAGACGTTAAAAAATAGGAACAACAATGAGCGATTTTATACTATCAAGAGATCAATTGGCACAACTTATTCCAGGTAATCCCTATGTAGATTATTGGTATAGTGCCATGGATCGTTGTTTACCAGACTATGATATCAACACACCACAACGTGTGGCCATGTTTGTGGCTCAGTGCGCTCATGAAAGTGGAAATTTTAGAGTATTAAAAGAAAATTTAAACTACAGAGCAGAAAGTTTGACAAAAGTATGGCCTAGATATTTTCCTAATCTAGACATCGCTAGACAATACGCACACAAGCAAGAAGCAATTGCCAATAGGGCCTATGCTAATCGTATGGGCAACGGCCCAGAAGAAAGTGGTGATGGGTGGCGATATTGTGGAAGAGGACTTATTCAACTTACAGGTAAAGATAACTACACCAGATTTGCCATGAGTATCGAAACGCCTGTAGAAGAAATTCCGGCATATCTAGGCACATTTGAAGGAGCAGTTCAAAGTGCATGTTGGTTTTGGGAAACTAATAACCTTAACCAATGGTGTGATCAAGGCGATGTTATGACTGTTACAAAACGTATTAACGGTGGAACACTGGGATTAGCAGATCGTCAAAAACACTATCAACACGCACTACATGTTTTAGGTTTATAAAATGCAAAGGAGCATAAATGAGCACAGAAACCAAATCAGAGGTAAAACCATTATCGCGTTCTGAGCGTGAAGCAAAGATCAAAGACAAAGCAGGCTTTGTTATTGTTTTTCTAGCAGCCCTGCTGGCCATCAATACCATGATAGGTGGCAGTAACAGTAGCAAGATACAGAACAATACAATACAGGCCAATAACATGTGGGCTTGGTACCAGGCCAAAAATGTGCGTGGTGTATTGTATGAAATTTCTGCTCTAGAAACTACAAAGCCTGAGAATCGAGAAAAATTCATAGCTGAAAAAACTCGCATGGACACAGATAAGAAAGAAATCATGGAAAAAGCTAGGGCATTAGAGGCCGAACGGGATGATGCTAAAAAGAAGTCTCCCTGGTTTACCTGGGGAGGTAGTATCCTTCAAATTGCTATTGTGTTATTAACAGCCAGTATTCTAGCAGTAAGCATGAGCATGTTTTATATCAGCATGGCTGTAGGAGCTGTAGGTGCGTTGATAGTCAGTCAAGCACTGTTTATGTGGATACCATTAGGAGCATAATATGGCTGAAGAGAAAAAAGAAGAAAAATCGGAACAAACTGAGACCGACAAGAAAAAAGAAGACTGGATGAACAGTAAATGGCGTCCGGCTATGGGTTGGATGTATATGACTGTTTGTGCCTTCGACTTTATTGTTTTCCCTATAATGTATACCATAGTTCAATTTTGGGAAACAGAAGCTGCCAACGATGCTTTCCGCCAATGGCAACCACTTACACTGGCAGGTGCAGGACTGTTCCATATGGCCATGGGGGCTGTATTGGGTCTGAGTGCATGGGGACGCACACAGGAAAAATTAAACGGTGCCAACAACGGTGGTATACAACCTCCAGGTGGTACCACATCCAGTGCATTGCCTGCACCTAGCATGGGTAGCACTTTTGGATCTCCAAACCCACAGATGGGCTCGTCATTTGCAACAGGTCCAGTGGCTAGCACCGCATTTGCATCTAGCACAATGCCCTCAAATGATCCGGGTGGTATAGTAATGAGTCCAGGCGGCAAACCTGGACCGGCACCGTTACCAGATCCTATTAGATAAGGAATTATAATGAAATACATTTTAACCATACTTCTAACATTAGGTCTTTCCACAGCATGGGCCTGCGATGAAAAGAAAATAGAGGCTGGAAAACCGGCCAAGGCTGCTACCAGTGCCACTGCTGCAAAAGCATCAGAACCTGCCAAAGCAGCCAGCCCTGCCCCCGCAGCCCAACCTCCTGCTGCTACAGCACAACCTAGTGATACAGCAGGCAAAGGCGAAGTCAAAGAAGTTTGCATTGACAAAGTTGGCAAGGATGGCAAAGTAGTTATGGGCAAGGATGGCAAGCCTGTTCAAGAATGTAGGAAAATTAGAGTAAGAAAGAAACTAGAAGCAACAGAGATTCCTCCTCCGCCTGCAAAGAAATAATTAACTTGACAAAGGTTAAAGGGTATAGTATCATATACTATACCTTTTTCTATTATGAATCATTATCAAACACTTGGAGTAGATAAATCAGCCAGTCAAGATGACATCAAACGAGCATATCGTAAACTGGCTAGCCAACATCATCCAGACAAAGGAGGAGATGTCAAACGCTTTCAAGAAATAGAAGAAGCACATCGTATTCTCAGCGATCCTAACTCAAGACAAGAATATGATAATCCAAGACCTCAGTTCCACCATGGTCATCCACCGGGTTTTGAAGATATAATTTCAAACATTTTTGGAGGTAATCATCCGTTCGGAGATATTTTTGGTAGCCGAAATATGCCTCAAAGAAATAGAAATCTTAATATGAATGCAGCTATATCTTTAGAAGATGCATTTTATGGAAAAGATTTATTGGCCAATCTAAGACTGCCCAGTGGTAAAGAGCAGGTTTTAGAAATTAAAATTCCTGCAGGTATAAAAGAAAATACAACCATGCGATTACAGGGCATAGGGGATGACTCTATACCAAATATGCCTAGAGGAGATATACTTCTAACCGTGCAGATTTTACCTCATGGTAAATTTAAAAGACAAAATGATGACTTAATTTTAGACTTAGATATATCATGTATAGATGCCATGTTAGGCAAAAATATAGACATAGAAACAATAGACAATAAACTGCTACAGATACAAATACAACCCGGAACACAGCATGGTCAACTATTAGCCTTACAAGGACATGGTATGCCCAATATGCGTGATCCTCGTTTCAAAGGCAGGCTATTAGTAAATGTAAATGTTACAATTCCTAAATTCCTAAGCGACGAACAAATAGAAGCTTTGAAAAAAATCTTTACTTAAATATTACTATGAATCTAAAACTATTTCCAAATGATATTCTACGACAACGAATAGAAGAATTCGATTTTGATAACTGTGATGTAGATCCAATAGAATTAGAAAAAAAACTAATTGATTTTATGTTTAAACATGGGGGTATTGGCCTAGCTGCCAATCAAGTTGGACTGAAATATAGGGTGTTTGTTATGGGACATCCGCATAATCCAAAACTAGCCCGTGCTTTTTTTAACCCTGTTGTTGTTAAGACCACAGAAACATTTAATGATATGGAAGAAGGATGTTTGAGTTTTCCAAACATCTATGTTAAAATTAAGCGTCCTGCAAAAATATTGGCCAAATGGCAAAACAGCCAAGGGCAGTGGGAAGAAGGTGAATTTTCAGGTTATGATTGTAAATGTTTTTTACATGAATATGATCATTTAGAAGGTATTGTTTTTAAGGACAGGGTGAGTAATTTAAAATGGGCTCTAGCAATAAAAAAAGGAAAAATGTGAAAATGCTTCAACCAGATAAGAATTTAGAAGAAATATTTGAACACACGGTGCAGCTTGCAAGTGCAAAAGAGCATGAATATATAACCTTGGAACATTTTCTTTACTGCATGATTGAAAATGACTCATTTAAAGAATTATTGGCCAGTTTTGGGGCAGATGTAAAAAGTTTAAAAGATGATCTAGAAAACTTTATATCTACAGAGCTACAAGAAATTGTAAACCCTAAAGCAGACAAGCCTATCAAAACCAGCACTGTAGATCGTGTATTACACAAGACATTCACAAATGTATTATTCAGTGGTCGACAGATCATAGAACCGGCAGACTGTTTTATTACGATTTTTCAAGAAAAGAAAAGTAATGCTTACTACTTCCTACGCAAACACAATGTAGATAGAGAAGACTTTTTATCCTTTATCAAGAAAGAAATTATAAGAGAAGACGAAGAGGAACCGGATCGTATTAATCCACAGCTAGAACGTATCCTACTACAATTCTGTGCTAATCTAACGGCCAAAGCAAAGTCAAAAAAGATAGATCCTGTAATTGGTAGAGAAAAAGAAGTAGAAGAAATTCAGCTTATTCTTGCACGTAGAGTTAAAGCCAATGCAATTCTAATTGGTGATCCTGGTGTTGGTAAAACTGCTATAGCAGAAGGGTTGGCCCGTAAGATCATAGAAGGCAAAGTTCCCAAATTTATTCAGGGCTATAGTGTTTATAGTTTGGATATTAGCAGTATGCTAGCGGGTTCTAAATATAGAGGCGACTTCGAAGAACGGTTAAAGGCAGTTATTCATGCATTGGAAAAGAAAGGCAACTGTATTTTGTTCATAGACGAGGCACATATGATGAACGGTGCTGGTGCTGCCAACGGTTCAAGTAATGACATGGCAAATATGCTTAAATCAGCTCTGGGCAAGGGAACAATTAAAGTTGTAGCTTCAACTACTTGGGAAGAATATCGTAAACATTTTGAAAAAGATCGAGCTCTAATGCGTCGTTTTCAAAAGGTAGTCGTAGATGAACCAGATGAAGTAACTGCTATTAGAATTGTTAAGGGCTTGAAAAAATATTACGAAAAACATCACAATGTTAAAATTACCAATCAGGCCATTATTGATAGTGTAAAATATAGTGTAAAATATCTTACAGATCGTAAGTTACCAGATAAGGCTATTGATGTAATTGATTGTGCCTCTGCTAGATTCAAAGTACGAGATGAAGAAGGCGGAATAGTAGATCATGATGAAATTGTCTACGAAATCTCTAAAATAGCTAATTTACCTTTAGAAAGTGTGGCAAATAAAGAAAGTATTAATCTAGAAAACCTAGAAACTAATATGAAATCAAAAGTATTTGGACAAGAACAGGCACTTGAAACATTGTTAGATAAAATTTATATTAGTCAAGCCGGACTTAAGGCACCTAATAAGCCTGTTGGTTCTTTTCTATTCGTGGGTCCTACGGGTGTTGGTAAGACAGAGGTAGCTAAACAATTGGCATCAAATTTAAAAATTAAATTAACTAGGTTTGATATGAGCGAATATCAAGAACGTCATGCTGTGGCAAAGTTTATTGGTAGTCCTCCAGGATATATTGGCTACGACGATAATGCAGGACAATTAATTACTTGTCTACAGGAAAATCCAAACTGTGTATTATTACTAGATGAGGTGGAAAAGGCTCATCCAGATGTGCTCACTGTATTATTACAACTGATGGATAACGGCTTTGTTACAGGCTCAAATGGTAAAAAAGCAGATGCAAGAAACGCCATTGTAATTATGACCAGCAACCTAGGTGCCGCAGATGCTGAACGTAACTCAGTTGGATTTGGCAACCTTGAAAGAGATAGCGATCCTAAAGACGCAGTTAATAGGTTTTTTGCTCCAGAGTTTAGAAATAGACTAGACGGAACAATTAAATTTGGAAAACTGGACAGGCCAACTATGGTTAAAATTGTTAATAAGTTTATAGATGAACTTAACAGTTTATTAAAAGAAAAGAGCGTGTTTGCCAAACTGCAAAAGGACGCCATCGATTTACTGATAGAAAAAGGCTTTGATAGTAAAATGGGTGCTAGGCCCTTACAGCGTACAATTGACAGTGAGCTAAAACGAGCTCTCAGTAAAGAAATACTATTTGGTAAATTACGAAATGGCGGAGTTATAGAAGTCAGTGTAGCAGACAATAAATTTCAATTTAATATTTTAGATATTTTACCTGTTAAAACACGGAAACCACATGCAGAAACTACTGACCAATAAATTATTTTATGGCAAATTTGCCTACAAAGTTAATCTACTCATGCGAGGTTCCAACTATATTGAACTTTATGGACTTAATAAGCTAATTCATGCAATAAGTAAAAGACAAATTGTCATTGGCGCAAAAATTGATTCGGTGTCTTTAATCAGTATAGGACATTTTCTACTAGAACTAGAAGGTACTTATAAAACTAGAATAGAGCATAACGAATTAAATGTATACTTTGATAACAAAAATGACTACGCAAACTTTGTGCAACGGTTTAAAGTTTTAGTCAATATTGTCTATGAACCTCAAAATGATAACATTGAACTTTTTCTAAAAGACAATAATAAAAAGGTCATAAGAACTAGTCTACCCAGCAATCTTTATAGGTACAAAGTTTATTTTAAAATTATGCCTATAAATGATGGTGAAAATATAGTAAAATGGGCCGAAAACAATACAAAGGTTAGACTAAACAAGGGTCCTAGAAAGAGTCTATTAAAAACATTATATCCTAATGCCTACTTATACGTAGAAGATCAACCTACTCTGACTCTGTGCCGACTGATAGGAGGACAGAATATTTCCAGAATAGAGGAATATGTGCTAACCTCTGAAGTATAAATACATGCTATGCAGAGCAAACCTATACCGCATTGGATGGACGAATACGGTTCATATATAAAATATAAGAACATAAAGTGCAGATGTGGCGATCTACAACATTGCGGACAAAGTTGTTTAGACTGCAACAACTGTAGCGAATGCGAATGTATAGAATGTAACACCAGCCTAGGAATTACGGATGCCGGCACTTAGCCAAAGTTTAGAATTTACCATCAATACCAATACTGTAGCCATTACCTATCCTAATACGGCTACAGATATGCTGATATATTTCAGCGATAGGGCCAAAGGTGATGGATATTATGGGTCTAGTGATGGATTCCATACAGTAGCATATACGGCAGCAGATACATTTATTGGCACAATTACCATGCAGGCCAGTCTAGCGTCTGAACCGGCGAGCAGCGATTGGTTTAACATAGTTGGGACTACCTGTACCTATACTGTATTTGATATTAGATCAACCAGTACCGTGAACTATTATAATTTTACCGGAAACTTTGTTTGGGTAAGAGGTAAAGTAGAAATAGCAGACGGCACCCTTGAAGTAATACACTATAATCATTAATTAATCTAGCATAATAAATACTCTATACGGAGATTTATATGCGTATTCATGACCTATTCGACAACGATACTACCTTACGTAATGGCGATATATTTGCCATTGAACTAGGTGAGGACCTAATAATTGAATCTACAATCATAGGGTTTATGAAGGATGGAGTAATTATACAAGGCGACGACGTTATACTATCCTTTCTACAAACCATACCAGTTAATGAGTCTGTGAGTAAATTTACAGCAATGGAACTGGCTGTTATGGAAGGGGGTGGAGATATCGCAGATCTGCGAGAAGCAGAGTATCAAGGCAGAAACGTTCAATTAGGCAAACCTATGGCCGGTGATGTTAAAAAGTCAAAGGTATATGTAAAGGGTCCTAAAGGCAATGTTGTCAAAGTAAACTTCGGCGATAAGAAGATGAAGATTAAGAAATCTAATCCTAAACGTCGCAAATCATTCAGAGCACGTCACAACTGCGACAATCCAGGTCCACGTTGGAAGGCACGCTACTGGTCTTGCAGGGCTTGGTAATATGTTATTAAAAGAATTCTTTGGTAGATCACTAGATCTACAATCTAACGAGCGTAAACGTAACGATAAATTACGTGATGAACTTTTTCAATTTGTTATAGAACATGACAGATTGCATAAAGATTATTTCTTTCCAATTGCTAGGAAAATTAAACTGGCACAAAAACAGAACACCGGTGAATCTAACTTCACTGAAGAATTCTTACCTATGGTTAAAAAGGGCTGTTTAGAATTTTATCATAAGAAAAACATGATGGGCAAACCTGAAAAAGTGTTTACCAAGGATCTACAAGAAGAAATGTGTGAACGGCTGTATAATCACTACTATGAAGACATCATAAAGGATCATTATAAATTATGATCTTAGTGGAAGGTGGTAACGAATTTAAGTTAGCAGACGGTAATCCTGCTACAAAACAAAATGCGTCGAGCGAAGAAGCCAAAGGTGCAGCAGATAGCTTGGGCAAGGAACTTGGTATAGATTTAGGATCTCGTCTAGGAGGTAGTGTAATCTATCCTGGGGCAGAAACAGGTGACGCAGATACTATATTAGACCCAGTTGACTTTATAAAAATTGCTCCGGGCACACAGGCCAAAGATGCACAGAACCAATTTCGAGGTTGGCTGGCACAAAAATTACAAAAGATTGGCTATAAAGAATTACCTAAAAAAGCAGTTGTTGATGCTCCAGGTAGATATTATAAGGTAGCTGGTGATGGGCTAACTGCCTGCGTTAAAATACCAGGATCAAAAGAATGGCTACAGGTTGATTTAGATATAGCAGAACCTGGCGAAGGTAAATTCAGTCTGTGGAGTAAGCGTGGTGAACCTAATCAACCAGGAACACCTAAAGATGCTAGGGCCAAAGGTGCCTACAGGCATATTTTACTATCTGCCATCGGCAGCATACTCATAAGTCCGGATCATCCACAAGGGCTGAGTTGGAGTTATAAAAATGGTTTATTTGACCGTGCAACTAAACGAACTCTAACCAAAGATCCAGATGAAGTCGCTGGCATATTATTCGGCGGCAAGGCCAACGATCTAGACAATATTAGCACAATACTGGCCAAATTAAAACAGAGTCATCCTAACCAACACAATGATATAGTTTCTAAGGTCAATGCAGGGCTAGAAAACTATAAGACACAGTATAGGCTGAAAGAAAGTCATACTGTGGGCACACCACAATGGTTTAGGATTGTTTTAGATCTAATATGAAAATACAGGAACTATTACAAGAGGCAGGACCTGCTGTTGGTCGTAAGTATCAGCACATAGAAGATCTTGTTTTTACAGGTATTCCCAGTAAAGGAATAGCACCTGGTGCTAGAGCAGGACTAGAAGCCGTTAGAATTTTAAACGGTATGTCTAGCTCACCTAAGGCCAATGAGTTAAAATGGGATGGCAGTCCTGTTGTTTATTGGGGCAGAGATGAACAAGGTAGGTTCAGTATGATTCCTAAAAATGCCTGGGAATATTTAAAGAGAGGTAAAACTGAAGTAAGCCCAGGTGTTCCTACTGCTATATATTCTCCAGACGATATCAAAAAATTTATTTTAGGAACTGGTAAGAATGAGCCAGGGCAGGAGAAGCAAAGGCAGATGTTTGCCAATCAACTTGCCAGTCTTTGGCCATATTTTGAAAAGATCAGTCCACCTAAAGGTTATATAGAAGGTGGTATATTATTCAGTCCTTTACAACCCTATACGTTTAATCAAGAGACTCAAGAATTTGACTTTCAACCAAACATCACAGGATTTCATATTCCCAAGGACAGTGAGCTAGGTAAAAGAATTAGTAAAGCAAAATTAATGGTAGCAGCCACTGGTTATTATGATAGTTTAGGCAGCTCAGAAGAAGGTAGATTTCCAAACGCAGAAAAATTAAGCACACCAGATGTTATTGTGCAAGGAACCCATTATGTAGAAAAGGCTCCTGGTATAGATAGTAATTTATTAGACAGTGCTCAATCATATATCAATAGTAATGCTAAATTGATAGATAGTTTTTTAGCTCCTAAGCCTGGTCTAAGCAAAGTAGGAGATATACTCTATAAATTTTATAATCAAAATTTGCGTATAGATGCTGTGAAAGATAAATTTGTGGATTGGGCACAGGCAAATCTATCTGCCAATCAGGCCACTAAGCTCATAA